GTCCTTCGTCAAGTCCCAGATGGCATCACCAAGGGTAGAGAGCGCAGAAGTGTCCACACTCTTGCCCGCAGCAATGTCGGCTTCGAACTTGGCGAACTCGGCCAGCTTGTTATCAAGCTGCGTCTTGCTGCTCAGGCCAGAGCCTTCACCCATCAGCTTGTCACGCAGGCTGGTGAGGTCCGAAAGCTGATCCTCAAGCATCTTCTGGCGCTGGATCATGTAATAGCGGTCAGCGTTCGCCAATTCCTCGACGGTTGCCTTGTTGGCTACCATCTCCTCACGCAGCTTCGACCATTCCTTGTTCAGTTCGGCCAGCGGAGCGCCAACCGGATCGTCGATGCGCGCCAGTTCCTTCATGATGTTCTCATACTTCGCAGCGAGATTCGTCGCGCGATCAAGGTCAGAAGCGGCGGCTAGAACGCGCTTTGAAAAGTCGCTGATGCCGGTCAGGACGCCCTGTGTGAGAGCGGTCTTGATCGCATACTCGATAGCGGCTTCCTCGCCGTCCTTACCGAAGTCCGTGACATCGCCGTACTTGCCCTTGAGCTTGCCAGTGCGTCCGGTATCCGAAACGCGCCACTTGCCCTTGTATTGGCCGATGGACAGGGTTGGATTGCCGCTGATCGAGCCGCCGAGCGCTTCCGCGATGGTATCGAGTCCACTCATGACCGACGACGCCGCGCCGGTCGCAGCCTGCTTGTACGCGGCCTTGTTGCCCGTCGTGCTGCTGTCGAGGTAGCCATCGTCACCTAGGCTGATGTTCGCGGTGCCGTACTTCTTCTTCTTGAACAGACCACCGATCAAGCCGCCACCGATACCGCCGATGATGCTGCCCAGCGGACCACCAACTACGCCGCCGATTGCACCGCCGATTGACGCGCCGGTCTTGCTCGACTGAATGCCCAGCGACTTCATCAGGCCGTCAGCCATCTGGCCCATCTGCATTCCTGACGCAGCTTTGCCCAAAGTGTTGCCGATTGCACCAGCAACCGAACCTGGCCCCTTGCCGGTGAAGGCCTTCTTCATATCGGTCTTGAAGCCACCAAACCCGTCGCTCAGGCTCTTGAGGGGGGTCAGCAGCGCGGACTTCTGGCCGTTGCGGCCCAAGATGTTGTCTAGGGTGTTCTGCGATGCCTTAGATGCAGCCGCGCCCACGCCGTTAAGAGTGCCGTCGCTGTTCTTGCCGACAATATCGATGATCGAGCCGATAGCGCCGAGGCCAGCGAACGAGCCCTTAGCGGCATCCGCCAGACCGGAAAGCAACTGACCGAACTTGCTGATCGCCCTGCCGAACACGCCGCTCAACTGACCGCCGAGGGTGTCGATGCTCTGTCCGAACTCGTAGGCAAAGCGGGTGTTCACTTCCGCAAGTGCGCGGTCGAGGCCATCAATCGAACGGCTAAATTCTTCCGGCGAAATCTCGCCGCTCATCACCAGATTGAATAACTGCTTCCTGTCGCTTGCCATCTGCTGGCGATCAAGGTCATTGGAGTTGGCTACGCTATATTCACGCAGGAGAGCCTCGCGGCTTTTAATTAGGCTGTTCTGCTTCTGGATCTCATAAGTCTCTGCCGCGCGAGCCTTCACGAGATCAAGCTGGGTTTTCCACTCATCTTGAGTGAGATCGACCTTTTCGGCCAGTGCTCGCTTTTCCCATTCCCAAGCAGCTTCGGCTACTGCGGATTGCTTGTCGGTCAGGTTCAGGCGGCTACGCTGATATTCTAGTTCGGCCTTACCATCGTCGTTAGCAACCTTCATATCTGCAAGCAGCTTATTCGAACGAGTGGAATCCAGGAGTGTGGAGAGGCGTTCTTTGTCCTGATTGCTTAGCGCCTTGCCGCTCGCCTTCTGGATATCTAGCTGCTTATTGTACCTCTCGGCTTCGATGGGCATCATCGCTGCTAGAGCGCGATTGTCCTCAAGGTCTTGCCACAGGTCTTCCGTCGCGTTCTTCATGCGCTCGGCCTCCTTGGCCGCGCGTTCGGCTTCGCGCTCAGCATCGGACTTCCCGCCCTTCTTGCCACCCTTTTTTTCCGTTGGGTCTGCGAGGGTGAGGGTGCCGCCGCCGTTCCTGTCTTCGTCGCGAACCCACTTCTCGCGAGGGGCGCGGGCAAGATCAGTGATGCGCTGATCGATGCGAGTCATTGCGTCCTTCCGCTTCTTCATGCCGTCCGCAATTTCGGAATCGGAAGTGCCGAAGCCGGTCAACTCACCTAGCTCCCCGCTGACAAGGCGACCGATAGCTTTGAGGTTTGGTCCGAGCTTTCGAGGCGTGTTGTCTGACAGGGGAGCACGGCGACCCTCCTTGCTGTTTACGTAGAGGTCGCTGTACTCCTTCGACAGCTTCGTGCGCTGTTGTTCCAGGGCCGCGATATTGTCCGCGCGACGTGCGTCTGCCAGTTCCCACAGCTTCTGCGCAGCATTCCCCACCGCGCCTGCAAAGGCGTTGATCTTGGGCACTGCGCTGTTCGCTTCAGTGCCAACCCCCGTGACCGTGTCCTTGGCGTCGTCACCACTCAGGGTCATCTTCTTGATGATATCGTCGGTTTCCGCGACGATGGAGTTCGTGTTGCTCAGGATGTTTGCCGTGTTCGCCGCGTTCATCGCCATGGCTGTGAATGCAAAGCCCAGCGCCGTGACGGCGGCACCGAGCGGACCACCGAACACACCAAGCAGGGCACTGCCTGCGGAACGGAGACCACCGAGGGCAACGGATGCCGTGCCAGCAACCGGGCTGATACGCGACAGTGCCATAGCGCCCGCGATTGCGCCGAGATTGGCATTACGGAATGCGACCAGCGCGCCGACCGCGCGAACGCCGATTGCCTGAACGAACAGGCCGATCTTGGATGCGACAACGCCACCGAGGATCATGCCGATGGTGGAGGCATTATCACCGATCACGCGGAACACGTTGGAGAGAACAGTGCCAGCGTCGCGCATGGTAGTGGTGATGCGGCTCATGTTGCCGGTCGCGTCGGTCGCGAAGTCGTAAATGCCTTTGCTGAACTGGCCACCCTTGTCGAACGCGCCGAAGGCATCGATGGCCGCGTTTTTAACTGCGGTCATGGCATCCGAGAACGTAGGCGGGATGGCCTTGAATTCCTCGTCGAGCGCAGCGGTGAAGCGCTTATCCGAAAGCGCCTTGAACAGAATGTCACTCGTTAGCTTGCCGTCCGAAGCGAGCTTCTTCAGTTCACCGCGGGGCTTGCCAATGGCCTGCGCGACCAACTCCATGAGGCGAGGGGCGTTCTCACTAAGGGATCGGAATTCGTCACCGGCCAGCTTACCCGAAGCGAGTGCCTGGCCTAGCTGAAGCACTGTCGACTGCGATTCGCCATTAGTGGCGCCGCTGATCTTGAGGGACTTCGTGACCGTCTCGGTGGCGCGCGCAATGTCGAGCTGGGTAGCTTTGAGCGCCTTACCGTTCTGGGTCATCTTGGCGTAGAGCGTTGTCGTGCTCGTCAATTCCGAGCGGGTTCGCTTCGCAATGTCGTGAGTGTCCTTCTGCGCCTGCGAGAAGGAGTATTGACCACCGGCAGCAAGACGCAGCTTGGCATCCATCTGCGTCGATGCGTCGGCCAGTTCCATGAACTCACGGGCGAGGAAGCTAACACCAAGGAGGCCCATGGTGCTGCGCAGCCCACGTAGGTTGCGCGTTACGCTGGTGATGCGGAGGTCTAGAGAGCCTAGATTACGGTCAAGTCGTCGAGAGGAGTCGCCAAAGCGATCAAGTGCGCGTTCAGCAGCAAGGCTTTCGCTTCGGGCATTTGAGCTATCAACGACAATGCGGACAACAGTTTCAGACATTCAGACAGACCTCCGCATGGGATTACTGCCGTTATTTATTTACCTGACTTGTTGGCCTTCTTGTCCTTCTCATCTTGTGCACTTAGGACTGTTGTGTCCATTTCACTGATGATTTCAACGAAGGAATCGGTTTCGTCGAATGACAAGTCGTAGTGCTTTGCGTAATTGATGATCGATTCCCAAGGAATGCGAGATGGACCGCCAAGTCCGGTCGATGGCCTCATGCTTCCAAGCTGGAGGAAAGCATTCCAATAGAAGCGTTCTGCTTTCTGGATGCGGGGTTCATCGATGAGAATATGCCTGAAAACAGAATGGTTCGGATTGTGAGCGTTTGCTGTTGCGGTCTTATAATGGGCCTCAAGTTCACCGGGCGCGAACTTGAGTTCCCATTCCAACCTATCGATTAGTTTTTTTTGGCGACTGCTGCCGCTTCCTTCGCCTTGAAGTTGCTGGCGTTGGTGGCAAAGCGGTCGAGTTCCTGGGCCACGAAATAGTATTCTGGATCAGTGATGAAAGCCGTCACCGTGGCGAAACTGTGTTCCATTGGCTGGTCGTCCGCGTCAAGGATCGCGCTATCGACGATGTAATCAGCAGCGAGGATGCCAAGCACGAGACGGCGACGGATCAGCACGTCCTCTGGTGTCTTGGGGGCGTCCGCACGGATCTTTTCGCTCTGGCTAAGCTGGTCTGCTGCGCGCCTATACTTTAGGAGATATTCAGGAGAGTCTAGGTTCATGTACTTGACCTTGAACTTGCCGTAATTGATTCCCTCATCGTCGTAGATATCAGTCCAGATAGCATCAGAGGACACTGGTGTACGCTTTTTGAAATTCGTCATGTTTAACCTCAGTTTTGTTGACCCGCAGCTTTCTGCTGCTGAGTATTTATTCCGAGGCTAGTCATGGGTTGGGGCAGTGGACCTGAGTGAACCACTGCCCCTTGAGATAGCTAACTCTGACCCGTGCTCTTATGGAGTACCAGGTGCTGGACCAGTCAGCTTCTCAATTACGAAGTCCGTATCCTGACCATCGACCATGTGGCCGATTGGAACGAATGTGATGCTGACCATCTGGTTTGCGCCATCTTCGCTGTCTTCTGGGAAGCTAGGCTGCGCCAGAGTGGTCACCCTGTAGCCGAAGTCACCGAAGTTATATTCCCACGAGATAGCGACCGCTGGGTTCTCGATGCCGTTCTTAATCAGCTTCTCAGGTGCAAGGTCTGCGCGGTAGAAAGTCGCCGCAATTTCGCTGCTCTTACCAGCGGTGCCGACGCCACGAGCGTAGGCCGAACCTAGCTTCGTCTGCGCAGCGCGATCCTGTGTGAGCGTGAAGTTGAAGGTCGAGTAATCGACTTCACCGAGGCCAGCGATGGTGATGTTCTTCACGTCTGGGCCAGCGAACTTGGTGTTGGTTGCTGCCGCCGCGTAAGTTGCGCCTTCGAGGGTCGCACGGGCAGAGGCAAGTTCATTACCATCTGCGTCGGTGACTGCTTCGGTGCCCTGACCAAGCACCGTGAAGTCAGCAGTTACGATGCCGCCAGCTTCGGCGTTGATTGCCAGTTCGCTGACCATGCAACCGAACATGCGGGTGAACAGCGAACTTTCGCCATCGATCCACCTACGCTCTGCGCAGAAGACAGTTTCAGTCGTACCAGCAAGCATCCTGCCCTGAGGGTTGAACTTGCCCGAGAATGCGCTTTCCAGAAGCATATCGATAGCTGCGTCGCCATAGGTGAACTCAGTGTTGAGAGTTCCCTCAACGCGAGGGTTCACGAGACGCTGACCGGCGTTGGTGCGGCCCTTACGGCGGGTTTCGCTGACGATTGGATCAGCAACACCAGTAAGGGTCGATCCAACGAGAGTTTCAGCGCGCTTGAATGCAGGGCTGGTAGGGAACCTGCCATCGGGACCAGCAACGCAGATGGCCCATTCAGTATCAGAGGGGTTAATAGCCATTCAGGGCTCCTTCTTTTTGTTATTGGGCCGCTGCTGGCCGCTTGCTTATTTATGCAGCACTCTTGTAATGGATGCTCTCGTAGCTCACTTTGACAGTGATAAACTGGTTCTTGTCATCGCTGCTCATATCGCGCTCGACGTTAAGGCAGCGCAGGTTTCCGTCTGCACTTCGCCAGCGACGGAAGATCGCAGTTGCTTCGTCGGCTAGTCGTGAGCCTAGTTCGGCGTCCTGCTTTGGGACGCCAATCTGCATCCAGATGCGTCCGAAGTTTTTCACGCGAACGCGTCCGTCACCTAAGGCAGTATCCGTCTCCCCTGATGGTCGAACGGCAAAGCGAATGAATCTATCCGGCGCGGGCTTAGTGACGATGCTGTTATCATAGAGCACGGTCACGTTGCTGTAGCCGTAGGCCTTCCACGCAGGAGAAAACCGCGCAGTTAATGTCTTGGTGTCTCGCGCGTGGCTCATCATGCCCCCCTTGTTGCGCGATCAATCGAGCCTTCAATCCAGCCAGCAGGCTTGGTCACGGCGTTGCCTGCGTTCAGGCCATCGACGTGGGGCTGATTGTTCACGATGTTGATTTTCGATCCGAGAGGAGCAGCGGCGATTTCGGCCTTGCCCTTCGTCAGCGCGGACGCGCCGCCGGGATCGGGATTATTCACAAGCCCCGTGGGGTTCCTGTTAACTCCAACCTGCCAATCACCTACTGTGACGCTCGTATCCTCAGGCGTGCCCTCTATGACCCCTTGCAGGATATCAGTCGCGACCTTGCGCTGGGTCTGGGTGATTGTGGCGCGGATTTCCTTCTTCGCGTCGTCCAGCTTTTTCAGAACGGAGCCGAGATTCGAGATACCGGAGCGACGGGCCATTAGCTTAACCCCGCTTCGTAGCTGAGGACCGTCACGCCATTGGGCGCAACCGTCTTCACATCGGTGATCGTGTAGGTGGTTTTGCCGACGATCAGCTTGTCGTCTGGCTTGGGCTCGATCTTGTTATCCAGCACGGCCACAAGCCTGCTGCCCAGATACGTGCCCTTATCCCATTCCTTCTTGTCCTTGACGACGCCACGGACGCGCTTGTCACTCTTAGTGACGGGAATGGCATCGCCATTGTCATCGTAGCCGCCACCGGAAACCCTGCGCAGCACGAACACACCGCCCAGCTCACCGGCAAGCAACTGCGAAGCGGCCTGCGCGAATGTATCGTAGAGCGCCATTAGCGGGCACCGCCAGGACGAACCATACCGGCGCCCCTGAACGTGCCCCAGCGCGCCAAGCGCATGAACACGGCATCTGCGGCAGCAACAGCATTCGTCGGCTTGATCGTGCCGACACCTTCTACCTTCACCTCAGTGGCGTTGAACCCGTTGTCCTGCCAGAGCGTGATCTTCCTGACCTTAAACGCGGCAAGTATCGCCTGTGCTTCAAGCACCTCGCGGGGAATGTGATCTTCCGGCAGGTATTCGACGCCAGCGGACAGGCCGGGGCTTTCGAAATGGATAAAGCGCGCATATTCCTCGTAGGAGCAATCCAGATGCGGGAAGTTGTCGCGGAACCAGTTTGCGCCGGGCTTCTTGCCCTCAAGCACGACGCCTTTGCGCGGCCATGCGAGGGCTTGCAGGGGATCTACCTGCTGGCCTTTGAATTGCCACGCGCGGGAAATCTCCTTCGCGGCTTCAATCAGGTAAGGCTCATCATTATCAAGTAGTTCTGGGCTTACGCCTAGCAATAGATGAGCAAAGTCGGTCAGGAACTGATTTGCCTGCTCAATGGTCTGCCAGCTATTCGCGTCCTGCCCTGTGGTTTCCAATCCCATCCTGCGCCCCTTATTAGGTGTTACGCGTGTATTTATTTGCTCAAGGAAGTGGCTCGCCGTTGCCGACGAGCCATTTTTGTTCCGTGTCGTAAGACTTACGAACCTGCGACGACGAGCGCGCGGATTGCCTTGTAGTCAACAATCGCTGCGCCGGATCGACGACGGGCACTATACTTGACGTACTGTGGTTCCGTGATTGGGTCCTGAACCCACTTCATCGTGCCGTAGTCAGCAATGGTGTATGCCTTCTGGAAGTTGGCAAGCAGGGCCACAGGGGTGCCTGCTGCGATTGCTTCCGCAACTGTTGGCATGAGGTCATCGACCACATAACGCATACCGTGAACCAGACCGCCGGGAAGGCTGGTGATCGATGAATCAGCAGGTGCCCAAACTGCGCGACCGTTGTTGTCCTTCTCTTTCATCAGAATACGCTCAGCATCCGACGAAATCACAAACACAGCGCCAGCGTGGAAGCTGGCATGAAGGGTCGCACGAAGTTCTAGCAGGGAGTCGCTGAGCAGTTCGGTCGTAGGACGACGAACAGTGGCGAGGGTGCCGAAGTCGCTAGTGAATCTGTTCACTTCGCCCGTCGAGAGCGTGTGAGCAAGGATACCCATCGGAGTTGACGTGATATCTTCAACGTCTTCAACGCGGTTCTGCGTGGTGCCGTTGAGGAAGTGATCGCTTTCCTTTTCGCTGATGTTCAGGATCATGCTGTCGAGCAGTTCCTGCTTGAGGTTCAGGAAGCTTTCTGGCTCGTCGGAAACCCAAGCGGTGTGGCGCTGCTGATCTGTAACATCGGTGAACGACCAGTGTAGCTTGGCGAAGGTGTCGGTAGTGTTGAGGGTGTAGGCCGCCTTTTCAGCCTTGGTCTTCGCAGCACCGGAGGTCTTGAATTTGATAAGGCGTTCGTAGTTGCCCTTGACCGAAACGACGCGAGACAGGCCACGAATGACACTCTGCTTGTTGAGTTCGCGAGTAACTTCGGCATCAACAACGGTAGGGATGCTGTGACCACCTTCTACGTTGACCATGCGCGAAAACTCGGTCGCTTTGATGTCGCCGTCTTCAACGGCGAAACGGCCCTTTACGAAGGCAATTGCGGTTTGGAGATCGTTGTTGCCTTCGTCGGATGCCTGCGACTTGGTAGCGGACTTACGGGCTAGAGCCTCGTTAGCTGCCTCAATCTGCGCAGCATGAGCGGCCTGCTCATCGCGAAGGGACTTGATTTCGTTATAGAGGCTCTCGACCTCTGCCTTGTTAACAGCGTCGTCCGAGTTTGCCTTAGTGGCAAGTTCAGCGAACAACTTATTGATGTTCTCTTCGTTCACATTTCACCTCTGAATTAAGTCTCAGAGGAGTGCGAAGGCGAGTCCTGCTGCTATTGAAGGCGAGTCCTGTTTGGAGTGCCGGTCAGCTTTGCTGACAAAACTATTTATCGATTGAAGTGCTGCTTAATGCGGTAAGCTAGCATCGCCTCTTCAAACGCGCTTTGAAGATCAGATTCCTGCTCGAGTTCTAGTTCCTTCACTGCTTCCTCAACAATCTCCTCGGCTGTCGCTTCTTTGAGATCGTCGAGCCTTGCGGTGCGCAGGGTTTCTGCGAAATCAGCCAGCCTCTGTTGATCCTCAAGGCTAAGGTCAGAGTAGGTTTCGCTAATGGTGCCTTTGACCGCTGAAAGCTTCGCCAGTTCGTTACAGGGGAAGGTCACGGCGCTAATCTCGTGAAGGCTGATTTCCTTCAAGCGGAGCACCTTTTGCTGGCCTACGCGGTCAGCCTGCTTTTGAAGGACGCGATAGCCAATCGAGAAGCTATCAAGGGTGCCATCTAGGAACTGCTCACGCACGTTCTGGCCATCATGCGATTTGGAGAACTGAGCACGGAACCAGAGCCCCGCATCAGTATCCTTCAACTCGACGATCTTGCCGATGGGGCGATCTGTTTTGTGGTGAGCAAGGAAAGGCATCCCCTTCTTGCTGCGATTGAAGGCGTCAATGGTGCGCGTGTATGCTCCGCGCTCAACAATGTCGCCTGCGAGGTCGATGTTGCTATACGTGCTGGCTAGACCCTCGACCTCGTTCTCCTTGATAGGAGCGTCCAGCATGAAGCTCTTGAATTCCATTTTCATAAGTGCGTCCGTCCTATCAGTTCCACTTCTGGTTATTTATTAGGCGCGCTGATCGGCGCGGCGGCTGGTGTCAGCACCGTGGCTCACTTGTCGCGGCTTCGCATTGTCAGGCTGTGGTTGAGGCTCGTGGTCTGGATTGGAGGCCATTGCTTCACCAGCACCGGCAACCGGGATAGGGACGTCGCCCCATTCAACAGGCTCCCAGCCCATTGCTACGCGGTACTCATTGAAAGTGAGCGCACCGCGTCCGGCCATTTTATCGACCTGTTCCAGCTTATCGTCCTGGAGGTATGGCAGCTTGGTTTCGTCGATGGACAGGACGAGGTTTTCGCAGTCCAGTTCGTCAGACAAGAAGCTTTGGAGGTGCCCAAGGATGAACTCGGCGCGGGGCTTCAACCATCCTGTGTAGAACGTGCGATCCGCAGTCCTCATGTTCGCCATCGAGGCTTCGCCCTCAAAGCCAAGCATGACGGGCTGGACGCCAAGGGCCATTGCGATGCGACGCTCCAATGCCTTCTGAATCTCGACAATATCGAGTTCCGCGAAGGTCATCTGGTTCTCGATGAAGTTCGCGCCGTTGACCAAGCCCTTGAGTTCGTCGTCCTGACGCAAGCGATCCATTGCGCTGCTCAGCTTCGCCCAATCGTCGTCGGTCATCTCGTCGATGCCTTCGATTTCAGGAAGCGTGATCCAGCCAGCCTTGCGACCGCCGTTCTCGAAACGAGCATACATAAGGGCCGTAGCGGCTCTCAGGGTTTCAACATCACCCAAGACAGCGTCGCCGGCGCCCGTTCCATCAAGGGAACTGAGCGGATTAGGAATAGAGATATGCAGAATTGCGCCGTCTACGTCTTCGTAGTCTTTGCCGTTGGTCGTAAGGCGTTCGACCCTCTGAGTGCGACCGAAATCCCATGGGTCCATCGTGAAAATGAGTTCTGGTTTGCTGCTGGTGTCGTTGTTCAAGCGGCGCGCTGGATCATAGAAAATCTGGTTCGTGCTCGGCTGCTGGAACATGAAGTCCTGACGCAGCGCTTCCAGCAAGGGGCGCGTGGGAATTTCCCGATTAAGGAACAGCCAGCAATCACCGCCAAGGCCGAGGTCGTTTTCAGCGCCGCGCAGTAGGTTGCTCATCGTTCGGTCGCGATAGTTGGGGCACTTGAGGACTTTTCGGACAACCCTGTTGCCGTTTTCCTCCTTGATCGTGATGCTTGCCAGCTTCTCTGCGCGGATTTCGAAGCAGCGACGAGAGACAGGGGACTTGTAGAACAACTGCCTTACACGGCTTTCGAAATTCTCGTCGTCCGTCCAACCTTTGTTGCGGTCGCCATAGGCATACATGCCAGTGACGGAGCGGCTTCCTCGCGGCCTTTCGACCTTGCTATAATCTCGTGATTTCCCCAAAAGCCATTCAAACGCCACAGTGCCACCGTTAATTGGTTGTTCTACTGCGTATTTATGTGATGGTTGGCAAAGAGGATGATCCTGTGCATCGGTATGAATCGTGTATCGAATTCATTTGCCCTAGCTGTAATAATGAGATCGAAGAGACGATCCCGGTAACGGAGACCTATTGGGCTGGTGACAATGCCGATGAAAGGCACGTTCAAGAGAACGAAGTGATCCAGTGTGACTTCTGCTCAGCCTACTATGATGTTGAAATCAACAACCACGATGGACAGATTTTTGCGTCTATCCCTGACCAGCCGCGAGTTGAAGTCTCCGCGTCTGATGCGACGATAACAGAGTATGCGCTTGAAAGTGATCGTGCTGAGTATCTTGAGGATTACGCCTCTGAGCCGCATATGGAACTGGAAACTGCGCTTCTCGAAATAGACCGAATGAATCGGGAGTTTGGCGGGGCTAACTCTTCGACCATGAACCGAATGCTGTTTGCTCAACAGGTAGCAGCTATGGAGGCATACCTGTGCGATGCGTTGCTCGGTGCTGTTATCAGCAATGCTGATCGCATGATAATCATGCTTGAGAAGGATAAAGAGCTCAAGGATACGAAGATCACTCTGGCCGATGTTTTTCGTAACCCCATCATTGTCCAGATTAAGTGTATCGAACACATCAAGAGTTTGCTGTTCCATAACCTCGCAAAAACTGAGTCGATATACCGCCTGATTTCAGTGAAGATATTTCACAACGATGAGATCAAGGAGCGGCTGAACAAGGCGATGGTTTATCGTCATGATTGCGTCCATCGAAACGGTCGCACGAAGGAGGGTGTGCCGCTGGATATGATTACGTCCGATTTCGTCAAGCAAAATGGAAAAGACATTCGGAATATGGCGGACTATATCGAAGGGCAGCTTACAAGCGGCCCAAGCTGACGACCCTAAACGTCGTCTTCTGCTTCGTACCCAGAACGTGATTGATGCCCTGAGTGAATGCGTCACCACGGTCGGGCGAGTTCTTCATGTCAGGCTCCCACTGGACTAGCTGTTCCTCAAGCTTTGAGGAGTGCCCGACGAGCTTGACGCGGCCCATGTTACAATGAAGGAAAGCCTCCTCTGCGCGCGCATACTTGGACTTCTGGGCATCGACCTCGATCACTCGGAATGAGAGGCCCCTGTCCTGTAGCATTTTGCGGAGAAGCATCGGTCCAGAGCGTTGACCGTTTAACTCGAATAGGATGAAATCGCCGGCTTTCAGGTGGTCTTCAGCCATCTGGACCACACGCTCAAACCCGCCGTTCAGGCTGAGGCGATCCGAATAGTCCCCGAGGAACACCACCTGCTTGGCCTTCTTGCCCATGAGTAGAATGCCGAATTCGTCGTGAACGCCGCCAGAGGGGTCAACGCTGAGAAATCGACGGCTACACGTCTCTGCGTAGGCCTTCGGGGTCAGCTTGGTTTCATGGCGCATCTCGTCGATGGCAATCTGATCCCAGAGCTGGCTTTCGCCGGTCGTCCACTCGCCAAGGATTTCTTCGCGGGCCTTGGTGCTGCCAATTTCGGCTTCTGCTTCCAGTTCGGCCAGGTGGGTCTTGTCCTGATGGATGTTTGCCATCGAGGAGGCGGTTGATGTGATCGTGTTTGGGCGCGTCTCAATGGCCTTCACCCATTGCTGGGCGCGGATAGGGGACGTTGTGATAACAAGACGCGTCCCGTGCTGGCTCTTTTCACGCACGGCGCGGAACATGTTGTCGAACGTGCGCTCGTTCTTCCAGAGCGTGAGTTCGTCGCCCCATGCGAAGTGAAGCGATGGACCACGGATGCCCTGTGGATCGTCGGCAGTGTAGATCGTCGCACGAGTGCCATTCGGCCAGATCACCGCATTGTCATGCGCTTTGAAGTAGGGCTGAAACTCTGGTCGCGCCGTTTTGATGAGGCCAGACGGTCCAAGGATCATCGTGTCGCGGACGTGCTTATACGTAGGTCCGACGAGCAGCCCATAGCCGCCCGGATAGAGCATTTCAGCGATGAGATTGACGTTGGAAGAAGCAGCGTGCGTCTTGCCCGCACCACGCCCCATGCGCAGCATCCAGATACGCCAATCGGAGCGCGGCATGAGCTGGTGGTCTTCCAGCGAAAATGCCGGGTCTTCCATGACAGCTAGAATGGCTTCGCGGAAATCCTCGTCCTGCTCACCAAGCCAGTTCCAGAAGCCCTCGTAACCAAGGTAAACGGTCTGGTCGCGGACGAACGAGATCAGGTCTAGGTAGTCGTCTAGCTTATTCGCCATCCGACACCTCGTGACGAGCGGCCTTGGCCGCGATCATGCGGCGCTGAATGTCCTGCGCCTTGAGAAGCTGGTCCGTCTTCTTCTGGTCTAGCTGATGGCGACGATGGGCCTCGGCTAGTGCGGCTTGCTGCTCGTCGAATGCCTGCTTGTGGATGCGCTGCCAAATCTGGGCGCGCTGGTAATCCGACATGTCGCCATAGAGGGCGAGGTAGCATTGCTGATCGAGGGTAGATCCCACGAGCGCCGCAAATGCTTCGCGCATCATGCCCTTGTGGGCCTTCTTTAGCAGATCGGCAGTGCGGGCCAGCGGATCGGCAACGATGCCGTCGCTGTTGCGCAGCATGTAGGTGGGGACTGTCTCGCCGTCCTTCGCAGCATCCAGAATCCGAGAGACTTCACCTGGAGTGGTGACGATCGAGACGCAGGGGTCGCGCGTATACGGAGGCATGGAAACAGCCTTGGGCTGTGCTCTTAAATGCTTTGTAACCTGCTCCGAAGTTGGTGCTGGCGGTATTTTATTTCTTGCCATCCGATATTTAGTTGAAGATCAGCCAACGACTACCCACAAAGGATAGCTAGGGGCAGTGAGGTTGATCCGGCGCATTGCTATCGGCGGGTTTGGGGGAGGTTGATATCAGTAGGGCAGACGATTTTAAGACGCTTTTTGCTAACATCGCCATCGATAATGCGGCAATCATTTCGACAAGATACGGTGAAGTTACTCGCGCGCTCAATATGGAGTTTCGCGATACTGAATCGCGAACTGCCAACAGTTTGCAGGTAGGCTCTTATGGTCGATGGACTGCTATCAAAGGTATTTCCGACCTTGATATGCTTTATATCATGCCCAGACGGTGCTGGGATGATTATAAGGATGGCGGACAGTATAAACTGCTGAAGAAGGCAGCTGATGCCATCAAAGCGCGCTACACCACGACAGAGGTTTATCCGGATACACTAGTCGTCGTGGTACAGTACGCTAACTTCAAGATAGAAGTACAACCGGTTTTTGAAAACGAGGATGGTAGCTTCACGTATCCTTACACCAAGAATGGTGGTGCGTGGCGTGTAACAAAGCCGAAGGCTGAATTGGCTGCGACTTCGTCTGTCGATCAGAGTAAAAATGGAAACCTGCGTCGCTTAGCAAAGATGGCAAGGGCGTGGAAAAATAAGCATGGTGTCGCCATCGGCGGACTCGTTATTGATACGCTCGCGCATAATTTCCTGAAATCGACTGCCGATTTTGACACAACGGCATATGGTTCTTGCGGAAAAATGATGCGGGACTTTCTCAAATACCTTGCCGACGAACCTAAGAAAGATCGTTACTCTGCATTAGGCAGCGGCCAGCATGTGAAAGTCTATAAGGCATTCCAGCGGAAGGCCAAAAAGGGCTTCGAGTTAGCCGAAAGTGCCTTCGATGCTGGAGAAGATGCTAAGGCTAATGGAAGGTGGCGCAAACTATTCGGTCGCGGGTATCCTGCTGCTCAGGCCGCCGAGGCTCGCAAGTCGGTGATCTTCGAAGCTGGCTATCAAGCTAAAAATACAGAGGAATTCATTGAGGATCGCTTCCCGATCGATATCCGGCATTCAATCAAACTGGATTGCGAGGTCTCTCAAAGCGGTTTCAGGACGATCTATCTCCGGGCCAGCAAGGCAATTGGTGTCAAGCGCATGAATGTCTACAAGAGCAAGACCCTCAAGTTCCAAGTTGTCGAACATAGCATCCCAGGCGTTTTCCACCTTTATTGGAAAGTCCTCAACCGGGGTCCAATGGCTATCGAAAAGGATATGATCAGGGGGCAGATTGAGGCTGACAGTGGCTCGCGGACAAAGCGCGAAACGTCCAGTTTCCGAGGTGAACATGTTGTAGACTGCTATGCCGTGCAAAACGGGGTGGTGATTGCTAAGGATCGAATACACGTTCCGATCTTGGACCAAAGCGAACCTTGATGAACAGAGACCAGCTTCTCCGCTCGATTGCCGAGACCGGCTACAACGTCGGTTTCGGCGCTCGCAAAACATTTGCGACCTTTGATATCGTTGAGAAGGCACCCGGCTGGATTGGCATATCGTCTTTCGCGGCGGGCATTTTCGCTCTGTTCAACGACCAATGGGCTGAAAAAACGCCATCAGCCCTATTGCTTATAATTGGTGTCGCGGCGCTTTACTTTGGATTTTATCGAGCAGGCGATTATGAGGCCACGGCTAAAAAGCTGTTGGGCCTTCATAACCGTCTAAAGCACCTTTATAGAAGTGTGCAATCGAACGCCGATTTAGATGAATCGCAATCCAAACTTCACGATATAGAGCTAGAATACTATTCTGTGACGGTGAGTAAGCAGGTGTTTCTAAGTGACTGGTATGCACACTATAAATTCTTCGCTCAGTCGCAGACTGATTGGATGAACGAGCAGCTCAAATTCAAGTTCTGGAAAGATATGATCCCGCTGTCGGCGAAGATAGTTCTTTTTTGCTTACTTGCCGGGGTGATTGGGTGGATCGCCAAGGCTGGGATCACCTGCTTTTAGCGATGGTTTAACCATCGGCAGGTACGGTCGTGCGATGCACACGAACCTGCCCCCGTTAGCGAACACCCTCGGTGATCTGTTCTACAGCCCGATGGTCAGGAAGATCGTCGGAAGCGTCGTGGCGCTTTGGGTCTTGATGATGGTGCTGGGAATCGAGGTGCTTACGAGCACGGAGCACGTTCAGCATTATGTTTTTACCAGAGCGGACGACTATCTGGACGACGAGGGCTACGATTGTACCTACTGGACCGGCCTCAGCTTAAGAGTGCAGCGCAACAGTCCATACGGCTTTTCCGGCTGTCCGGTGTGGCGCTGGGGTAGACAAGCCGTCGACTAGGAGCAGAGTGTCACCATGCGTGTCAGCGCATGATCTTAGCTTTCTCAGCTTCAAACTCGGCAGCAGTGATCGCCCCATTGTCGCGCAGTGAGGCAAGCGTTTCGAGACGTTTCAGTTTGCGGAGCGACGTGCCTTGATTTGCGCGAAACTCGTCGGCCTTAGCGCCGACCTTGCTTGCGTTAGAACGAACGTGCGGAAGTAGAGCTTTCAGGATTTTGATGGCGACAAAAGCCAGCGCAGACAGGATGAAAAGTGAGAACGATCCTTTGATCAGCGATCCAACGACATCTTCCATACTCCACATTCTGCATTCCCCGTGTTTTGCTGACACCGCGTAGCGGACAATTGGTTAGCAGAGCATTATGATCGTGTGAAAAGGGCCGAACACATGGATCGCGTCAGGCTGACCGGAGGATTTTGGATTTTTCGGCTTCGAATTCAGCGTTGGTGATCGCTCCATTATCGCGGAGCGAAGCAAGGGTTTCGAGGCGTTTCAGGTCCCCAAGAGAAGTGCCCGCATTCAGGCGGTGCTCTTTGGCTTTGGCACGGGCCTTTTCCAAAAGCCGCTGACCAATCAGGAACAGCACAAGGGGCACTCCGATCAAGACACCGGCTGCTGTCATGAACACGTCAAGATCACTGGAGCCCACAAATCATCCCCGATAGTCGATGCGAACGCATACGCGCGATTTGGTTAGCAGAGTGTTAGGAGAGTGGGAAAAGCCGGACTCAGAAATCGCGGTCGTGTGTTGCGGCGGGTAACTCCTGCGATCCACTCGCATCTAACCAGCTATGTAGGGTGCCCCCAAGGGTTCGCTACCTGTCAACCAATCAACAGACTTGACTGCTGATTTTCTACAAATCAGCTACATCTTATCAACTGACTTCTCCACAGTCGCACGCTAGCATCGTGACACCTAATCGCAACACCTGACCGCCATTGGTATGCTTTTGCTAGATTCTCCATACCTCGATTTGAGGACCAGCACTTTTCTATCCTCAAGACCAAAGATATATCTTTGACTACTGACACTCTGGGTGTAACTATGAATTGTCGGAGAACGACTATCAGACATGACCCGAACATGCTCCAAAGCATCAAAGAGCGGTTGACGGATAACGTTTCAACAGAGCCCTGCCTAGCTTCGCACTCAAAGTGAGCGGGGAAGAGTGGCCTGCAGCGTCACACCAGAGTAGCTGGAGAAGCGAGAACTGGACATACTCTGGTTGATAGGGTCGAGGAGAGGAATGGTACAGAGTGCTAAGCCATTGCTCCAACACTCATCGCTAGCGGCTGCTTTGCTATCTGGACGTTCCGCTTTGGATCGCTTACGTCTCACCGCATACGGGCTATGCTATCTAATTAAGGCGTAAGAGTATCTATGTCTGACAATGGCAAACGGGGCGGACCCGAACCGATTGTGCCCCTCAAAGGCGGCGATGCCTTTTGGCTCTCTGATCTGTACCCAGATGCCAAGGCATTGTTTGAGCACGAACAGGTTAGTTTGGATGTAGCGAGCCAAGACTGCATGGTCGTGCTCGATGCTAACGTGCTCTTGCTTCCATTCGAGTTCACGTCTGCGTCCGTTGAGGCAGTCGAGAGCGTGTATAAAACTCTCTGCGGTTCTGGCCGTCTGGTTGTTCCGGGTCAGGCCGCGCGTGAGTTTTATAAAAATCGAAGCAATAAGATCACAGCCATTGCCGACGCTATCGATGCCGCCATCGGTAAAGCAAAGAAGCAGATATTCGAAAAGTCCATTCCGCTCCTTGAAGGCGATGCTGATTATAATGCTGCTCGCGAACTCGGAAAAGACCTTGTTAATAAGGGCAAAGAAGTCGCAGAGAAGTTAGAGGCAGTTAATGAGCGTCTAAAGGACGAGATTGGCGCGGATCGCGTTTCACTACTTTATCGTAAGCTGCTTGGAGGTTGTGTTTCGGAGTTCGAGGTCAAACCTGAGGATCGCGAAAATGTCTACAAGGAAGTCATTCGTCGGGCTCAGCTAAAGATCGCGCCGGGATACAAGGACCAGCAGAAGGAAGACAGCGGGATAGGCGATTATCTCGTCTGGCAGGCGATATTGCACGAGGGCGATAAGCGTAAGGTCCACTGTATTTTCGTCACCGAGGAAGAGAAGCCGGACTGGTGGATCAAGCGACATGGCACGTTCCAGCCGCGACCCGAGTTGATCGAGGAATATCGCCGCGCGTCCGGGGGGAAATCGCTTCATCTGTTGCCTCTTTCGGGTTTGCTCGCGGTGTTCAAGGCGAGCAAAGAGGTCGTCAAGCAGGTTCAGGATGTTGAAGACAAGAACAAGGTCGTAGGGCTTGCTACAAAAGATTTGAATCATATCATTGGAAAAAATACGAAGCAGTGGAGCGATTTCAAAAATAACGCGAATCTAATTTTCATGCTTCATAATGCAAGTGACGATGACGATAGTGAACTATATAAAGGCGTAGTTGCCGCGTTACAAAATCGCTCTGAATTAAGTCCATCAGAGTTTGATGCTGCGCTTAATCGTTATCGCGAGTTAATGGATAACGACGATATCAAGACGTCAGTCAGGAGACTGAGGGACAAGTATGGGGCAGGGCGACAAGTGGATGCGCTCACCATTGCAGAATTGAACCGACTGCTTTTGAGGGACACGCCGAACACGTCGGCGCATGATTTCAAGATCGGCGATGACGACGATCAGTAGCCTCGTGCGCGCCATAGAGCGGCTTTTGCTTCCCTGAGTTCCTTGCGGGCATCTCGTCGGGTTTCACGGAGGTGTTTGTTCTCGACGTTCAGGCGTTGCATCGCCGTCTTGGTTTTGCGGGCTTGCTCCTCTAGCGCGCATAGTCGGCTATCTGCATTCTCAAGCCATGATTGAGCGGCCAGCATAGTGTCCATGATGCTGTCCAGCTTTCGCGGGATGGTGTCGGTCAACCTCATGCGGTCGATCGAGTCTGCCACGTCTTTGCGTTTCAGCAGGCCCTTTGCTCGGTAAGTCGAAATGCCAATCTGCTTTGCTACATCGCTGGGCTTCATCCCCTGTGCGAAGCTGGCGACAGCTTCGGAAAGCTGCTCATCGGTAAGGGGCTGTGGTATTGATCCATTAGTCATCATCGGTCCTCCGTCTTCGTAGTTATCGGAGGAGATTTGTTTGACAGTCACTCTTCGGATGACGCCCGGCAAGGTAGACAGCATACGATGCGTGAAGGAGAAAGCGCATGTATACTCGGATGCCGCATATTCGTTTGGTAGAGGTTGTTGTGGTCGTTGCTATCGCGGTGGGTGTGACGCTCCTCTGACGCCTTGGACTGCCAACGCAAAAAGGCCGGGATGAACCCGGCCTTGTCTGGCTT